CTCTGTCTCACTTGCATACCTATTATGGGTATTCAAGCAGTTCTGAATCCGTGCCCAAAGAGCGCCGTTTTGGCGTGAGTCTAGGATTCTGATTCGGACTGGAGGTAATTGTCACTAAACGCGAGAGATCGCGTTCTGACGATAACCTCTTTCCTCGCTTTCGCGAGTGGTGCTGAGTCAGCACCATACAAACGTTAAATCAGAACGGAGTGTTGAAATGAAAATACGAATTCCGAGTGGCGTCCCCTCGTGTCGAGTGGGATGTCTCGTTCGTACTACGTTTCCTGACTTCTACTGGTTTGACAATACAGACCCTATATGGTTACTTATTCGCGATTGTGTCATGGATTTAGGCTATATGCCTATAACAGATCTCACGGATAGTTTCGACTATCCAGGATCTCCTTCTCAAACGTTGGAGTTTGATAGGCATGCACCAATCGAGGGTGAGTATAATGGTAATACTGACTATCGCAGATATGGTTCGCTTTTTAATAGCGTTCACATGTTTGCGGCTACTCTTGGCATCGTTCCTGCCTTCACAGGCACTACGATTCGCAAAGAGCATGAGGTCAGACATGTTAAGTCCTTGGGTATGTTAAGACTCAAGGATACTGACACGTCGCTTTACCATTCAACTCTGTATACCGTCACACCTTTAGGTGGATTCTTAATGCCGAACAATTATGAGTTCGACATGCCGAATCTCGGTCCATTCCATGATAATCCGGATGGATTTGTCCTGGAGCCGAACGGTACTTATGGAGTCACAGGCGCGGGATCTCCCGGCGGTCTGTTCCCCTTACTCGACAAAAGATTAGAAGAAATTCAATCCTATATACCCTTCGGAGGGTTATATATGCTTGGATCGAATCCCGTCTTTAGTACGATACCAGAATTCAGCGTCTCAAAAGGAGATGGCTGGGTTACCATTTCGTACAGGGGTCGAGTTGAGATATATGAGATTGGTAATGGAGCTCCACTCTGGGCATGGTCTCATAAGAATGAGATTAGACTCAGGTGGTTTCCAGCTCCACGAGGTGTTCTCACATCTCAGGTTGTTGGGGAAACTAGGTCTATTCGAGACCTAGGATATGTACGTTTCTCTATTGATTCGACGTTGTTAGCAAATGACGGTCGAGTCGCGTACAGTTCATCCTATTTCAACCACAGTCTTCCGATAGGGGAGAAGCGATCTGCATTCATTGACTCGTCACGTTTTATGTTGACGAGCTATCCCGAGAAACAGATTAACCTGACCAGCAAACCAATACTGGTGGGAAATCTCGAATCGAGGGGTCCTTCTCTAAGATTCCATCAAAGGATCGAAGATAGGATGAGTCAGATTAGGCCAGCTTGCTACAATTCCACTATAAGTGCACTCGATTCCTTAGCCGACGTCATATCTTTGTCGTTGGTCGAGGATCTTAGACACTTACAAGAATTGTCTGACCTTGTTCCCGATTTTCGCGCTTTAGCAAGTCTTCCTAACCTTCCGTTATCGGAAATTCAAGAAGGTGCGCGGATCGTTGGCGGAGAGTACCTGAGGACCATATTCGGAATTATTCCGACTGTCCGTCTAATGGGTGCTTTACCGCTTTTGTATAGGGTTATGGGCACGTTAGCTAACCTTGAACACCGTGGTTTAAACCTTTACGGTTCCTTCCATCATACTTTCGAAGGAGAGTTTGGTGTAAAAGGCAAGACTCAGTTAACTGTCAGGACTAAAGTGTCGCTTAACACGATACCAGGTCCAGAACTCACTGTCCTGCTGAATTTACATCAGCTTGGCATAGTTCCTACCCCTACCGTTCTCTGGAAGAATGTTCCGTTTTCGTTTGTAGTCGACTGGTTTTTGAATATATCCGGTCGTCTACATGCCATCGAGAGCTTATCGCTCTTGGCTGCGTGCAACATCTCCCATTTTACCCATACCTACTCGTTTACCGCTCCTATCGAAAAGGAGTGGCTAGACGAAACCGGTACTGAAGCCGAATCCTTTAATGGCGTTAGTGTGAAGTACTTCGTGAGGGAGTTATCCCTCGTACTTCCGTCACCGTCCATTACAGGCTATGACTTCTTCCTTCCGACTAAGCCTCCCCCTTGGGCGGCTTCGCTAGCCCTAGTAATAGGGTCCACATAAGTCCCTCCGTGTTACGGAGACACATCTGCGAAAGGCGGATAAATGACTACGACCAATTCCTTGGATCGTATCGGTGGTACTGCAACGGATGTATCAGTCTTAAAACTGACCGAGGCAGACCTTCTTCATGTTCAGACAGATGCATTGCCGAATGGTGGAGCAAAGTCCATTTATACCATGAATTCAGGCGATCCTCGCTACCCGACGACTGTCGTGGCGCAAGTTAAGCCTGATCCTCGTGGTAACGCCGGAAAAGGCGTTCGGTCGTGTCTTCTGGCTCTGAACACGTGGGCAAGAACTGAAACTGATGGGATCGTAGATATTATCTCCCCCATTAGTGCGGTTCTTTCTTTCAGCATCCCGATGGACGTTGCGATTGATATCGCGGATCTGCACGATATGGTTGAGGACTTGTTTTCCCTCACCTACTCGACGATCACGTCAAAGGAAGGCGACACGAGTCGCATTTCTTCCCTCTTGCTTTTCGGGATTTCGGAAGTTTTCTAAGTCATGACTACTCTTCATCCACGCATCTTTATAAAGTGTGTAGATGGGAATCTTGACCTCAAGCTTCCAAAGCTGGACTCCGTTCTCAAAACGTCGGCTAGGGATCCTAGGAATGTACTCTTAGTTGAGCAATTCTTAGGTTCCTGGCTAACGCTACTCAATGACAGTCCTTTAGAAAATTCAGGTCGGACTCGACGTGACGTTCGTAACTTTTTTAATTATGTTACGACTCACGATCTTGTTACCGTACTGAAGCGCTACTCCGATTTGGCCGATAAATTGATGCGTTCTTTACACATCTACGGTCATTCTCACCAAACTGGTGACTGGGTCGATGGATTCTCAGATACTCCCTTATTCAGGGAGTATCATGAATTCTATGCCCATGGAGATCCCAACCTCTTGCAATGGATCCTCTCTTTTCTTCTCTTCGGAAAGAAGATGAGAATTGAAGATCCAGAAACAGAAGTAATCGCATTTCGCGAATGGGAAAGCGTCGAAGATAGACTGGGTGAATTGACGATACAGCCTGACATCATCACAGGGTTATTACGCTGTGTGATGTTTGAGCTGCTTGGACCTTTTGTGTTAACTCCTTTGGTTCCGAAATTCGGACCTGGGAAAGTAGCAGAGAAGGGTGTGAGGAATATCGACGACAAGTTCGACAACCTGTCGCGAGATCCGATCGTCAATGAGCTGATTGACCTCACGTCGCTGGGAAGCGACGAAAAGGAAGATTACTTGCGCTTCATATGTTTAAATGAAGTCAAGGACAGAGTGAAGCGTTCCGTTCACAACGGATGCTATGCCTCTAGACTGAAGTTTGTCCCAAAGGATATAACCAAGTCTAGAAGTATATGTATGGAACCGAATATCCTGATGTATGTACAACAAAGCATACTCAGTGACTTCGTCCAATGCTTTAGAGATGGGCATGTCGGAAAATACGTAGATCTGTCGGATCAGACTCTGAACCAGCAAGCCGCTAAATACGGTAGTTGGTCAGGTGATCTAGATACGATAGATCTCTCAGCTGCTTCGGATTCAGTGAGCTGGGACTTAATAGACGCGATCATGCCTGATCACGTCAAAAAGGTTCTAGAACTGACTCGTTCGAAGTATACGGCATTGCCTAGGGGTGGATATCGGGAAATGAAGAAATTTGCACCGATGGGTTCAGCATTATGCTTCCCAGTTCAGTGTAGTATCTTCCTCGGTATCGCTATCCTATCTGGGATAGTTCACCACGCGGAAAGGTTAGGTATACAACTAACCAAGATCCGGACGGGATGGACGAGCCAGTGGTTCAGTGACTTCCTTAGTCACAGGTTTGTAGACCACGGCTTTATACATCCTCGATCTGGTGCCTATCAAAAGCCACGTGTGTACGGTGACGACATATGTATAGATTCGTCATTAACGCACACCCTCATTACTTTACTCACGCGGTTTGGTTTCGTTACCAATGTAAGCAAATGCTTTGTTGGTAGTCAGGCCATCCGCGAGTCTTGCGGCAAGTATTACTACAAGTCGCACGACGTGACGCCGCTCCGGTTTACACTGGGGTTTAGGCACTCGCTAACTAACGCGCGTGCTGTGGCGTCAAGAGTATCCTTCAC